TTAAATGTCTGAGCCTCTAAAACAAGCCTGCATCTATCTTTAGAGAAGCTGTCTAGTGCTCCAGCTTGAATTAAAGCAGACAACGCCCCAATATTCAATCCAGATTCTTTTGCTGCTATAAAAATATCATATTTATTTGCAAATATAGATTGCCTAAACTCAATCAAAGACTCTAGCACCTTCGTTGAAATACCTTTAATAGAATTTAAACCATATCTAATGTCTTTGCCCTCTATTTTAAAATCTGATTCAGACTTTGCTAAATCGGGCGGCAAAAGCTTCATGTCGAAATAACAAAGCTCTTTTGAGATTTTAGAAATTTCTTCATGAGGATCTGGTTCATATTGAGTTGATTTAAGCAGGCTCAAAAAGAATTCTTGTGGATAATTAAATTTTAAATATACAGTCCAAGCCGCAAGAATTGCGTAAGAAATTGAGTGAGATTTATTGAAGCTATAATTGGCACTATCTTCAGCAACCTTCCAAAGAATAGATCCAATTTCTTCTGCAAGATTGTTTTCTTTAATTTTATCTTCAATCTTTTGTTTCCACGCTTCAATTTGATCTACTTTTTTCTTCCCCACAATTCTTCTGAGCTGTTCAGCTTCGTCAAGAGTAAAGCCAACCTTAACAGCCATTTTCATCAACTGTTCTTGATAAAGTGGAATGCCTCCCGTATATGAAAGTTCGTCATCAAAAAATGGATTAACGCTTTGGAAATTTCCAGTTTCTGTATATGTGGCATAATTTTGTAAAAACTCTAAAGCTCCAGGTCTTGCAATTGCCACTACGGCAGATAGCTCTTCTAAACTTTTTGGTTTTACTTTTTGGCAAACTCTAAAATTTGTATCAGCCTCAATTTGAAATAGTCCTTGAGGGTTTTCGAGCTGCTGCAAATTATTATAAATCAAAGAGCTAGATAGGTCGATATCTTCTAATTTAATACCAGTTTCTTTTGCTACATTCTGAAGCACGGATAAAGTACGAAGTCCAAGAATGTCAAACTTAACAGTAAGCTCGGATACGTTATTCATGTCGTATCCAGAGACTAAATCTCCATCGCTTGTTTTTTGAACTGGCATTAGATTGCTCATTTCTTCATGCGAAATTGCAATTCCAGATGGATGCACGCCAGTATTTTTATTTAAATTTTCAAGCTTGCGTGCAATTTCATATACTTGTGGATGGAGGTTTGCAAACGCTCTAAATTTTTCTGACTCTTTAAATGCTTCTGTTAAAGGTGCAACTTTACCAAATTTTTTAGGAATGCAGTCACTGATTTCATTTACTTTTGTTTCATCTAACTCTCCAACTATTTTACCGCATTCCTTAATGCAAAGCTTGCTACTCAAAGTATTCATCGTAAGAATTTTTGAGGTTTTTCCTTTGTACTTTTCTTCAATATAGTGAATAACCTCTTTTCTTCTTTCGTAACTGATATCATTATCAACGTCCGCTAATAGCGAGCCATCCAAATAAGTAACTCCATTGTGCTCAATTTTTTTAGCACGACTTTTTGATACAAATCGCTCAAAGAAAAGCCCATATTTAATTGGGTCTACTTTAGTGACTCCAATAAGATATAAGATTAAACTTCCTGCTGCGCTGCCGCGACCTGGTCCAGTAGGAATATCATTCTCATGGCAAAAATTTAATATGTCCCAATTTAATAAAACGTAATCGATAAATCCAAGCTCTTGAAAAATAGACAGTTCAATTTTAGCTCTGTCATAGTACTCTTGTTTGTTTTGTAATTTGTCAATACCTTTGTCTTTAACTCCCTTATGGGCAAGCTTTCTCAAGAAATCAAAATTAGATGACACGCTTGGAATATTGAGCATGTCATAATATTTGTTTTCTATTTTAATTTGAGGCAAAAGAACCCCAACAGCTGTCGGGGTCTCATATTTTTGAAAGTCTTTGAACATGTTAGATATTAATTTCTTGAATTTGTTTTAGGAAAATTTTAAATGTCATTTCAATATCATACAAAGCGTTATGAAGTTTTGTAGGATCATGTTCAATTTCATATTTTTTTAATAAAGATGCTTGACTAGTTTTAATTTTTTTATCTCTATGAGAAATGTATTTATATTGAGTAAGAATATCATTTCTTGGAAAATCTTTGTTGTTTAAAGCTAGAGCCATTGCTAATGCACGAACATCTAAGATTCTAGGTATATAAGAGTGATCGGGATCTAAGCCGCAATGCTTTCTTAAGATATTTAAGATGTAAACATCGAAGTTGAGCAAGTTTTGTCCGACAATAATATAGCTTGGGTCAGATAAGACTGACCATAAATCACTTAAAACTTTAAGTGGTTCTTCAGCTTTTGATTCATAATAAAACTTATTAAAGTTTGTAATCTTTGCAGCTCCGTCTGAAACCTTTAAGTCTGGCCATTTAACATATCTATCATTTTTAGTTTTAATAACTTTACCTTTGGCTGTAATCCAAGAAATTTGCCAAGGTCTAGATGCAACCAAGTTTAAACCTTCAGTTTCGGTATCCAGAATGACATAATTCTGGTTAAAATTAAATCTAAGAAGATCTTCCATTTTTTTCTAAGTAGCTTTCCCAGCAAAATTCATCAGATCCAAAATGATTTAAATTTGGACTAGATAAAGAAATTTCTTTTCCAAATGATCTATTTGTTAGGCATTTATAAGTTTGAAATGCGAATACGTCTTTTTTATTCTTGTAAAGAATTGTTTTTGTCAAGATTGGATTGGAACTAATTTCTTTAACTTTTGAAATTAAAATAGAATCAAATGGTAAATTATTGTTTTCTATAAAATATGTTGGCTGAGTAAAATTGAAATTTGGCAAACAATTTGTAAAGCTACAATTATTAGTAAAAATATATGAATCGTAAAAAGGAATTGCCAATCTTAAATCTTCTTCCTTCCACATTGATGCTAAGGTTTTACAATCAATAAAACCATTAAATTCACAAAAAGCAGTAGAGTATATTTTATTTAAAAGTTTGCACCCATTGTCATTTTTGGCAAATACAATAATCTTATGTTTGGATTGCTCTTTGTTTTCATCTAAAACGTCATTGCAACAACTAAGCCTTAATCCAAAAATTAATTGGATATTGAGGCTCTTGCAAGATTTATGAGCTTCAAGAAATCCAATCATTGAATCTTCAACTAAAATAATTTGACTTAAATTATTTTCTTTTGCTATTTGCAATATTGAATCAGCCCTTGAATCATCGGGAGCATCCTCTGGTTTTTCAAGAGTGAGTATGCTTTTTCCAATTGAGAAATTGGATTTAAATAGAGGAACCATATTACTATCCTACTACCCAACTACATGACCGTCAAGCTGAATCTATTTACGCAAGAAAGCTGGGCATCCCTTGTAGTCAAAAAGTACAAACTGTTTATCTGGATATTTTTCTTTGTAGTTATTCAAATCTTCAACAAAACAAGAATCAATTATTTTGCCAGACTCTTCTTTTATTTGATAAAATTTAAAAGGAAATTTTGCTGGGCAATACCATTTTGGAGTGCCATCCACCTTTTTTTCATCTGGAGACTTTGCATAACCACACATCAATGGGCCGCCAAAAGAATTATCTTTGGGATAATCGGCCTTTGCTGCTAAATTTTTTACAGCAGTTTTTTCGTTAAAATTATCAAGATAATTTTGAATTGCTGTAAGCTGCTGTTCAAATCCTTCTATTTCTTCGTCACTTATTTCTGGCATCTTTACAACGCCTTTTTCATGAGGGTATTTTAAAAATACAAATTCACTTTTTATGCTTTTTAGTTCTGGATACATTCTTTTAACAGCAAGAACGTACATAAGATCTTGCACATTATCTTCTAAATCTTTTCCTTTAAAAATTTCTTTGCTTGATTTGAAATCTCTAATTAAAGCACAATCTTTTGTAATAAAAAGTTTATCGATAAAACCTTTAATTTTAAAATTAATTTTTTCATCTTCAAAATTTAAATCAAAATCTTTTTCAGAAATGCTTTCCTCCAATTTGCCCATCGATTCTCCATAAAAGTCGTAATGCAAACCATTGAGTATCATTTCTTTAATTGACTCAATATTTTTTTCGTCTGAAACGCCTTCTTTTTCAGCAACTTGCCGAAGTAAATCTTGAACTATCTTGCTGCCAGATATGCAGTTTTTTTTAATTATTTTATTAAATTCTTTTTTATTCTCTCCAAGGAATTCAAAAATTTCGTGACAAACCGTTCCTCTTTTTGCCCCATCATTGCTTTTATCTGGGGCTTTTAAAAAATATTTGAACCAATAAAGCCAACTGCAAGATTGAACTGTTTTGATTCTACTTGCGGATAAAGTTGTTTTTTCAGACATTGCATTTTTTGATAAACTTATTGAGCTTATCTTTGTTGAATTCTTTATTGTTTTTTTGACAGAAATGTAAAATATCACTTATTGCCATTGGCTGCAAGCTTTTCCAATCTTCAAACGATATATCTTTTTGCTGCATCTCTGAAAAATCGTTTAAAATTGGAAGTTTAATTCTTAACAAGTCCAAATCAAAGAAAGAGGATAGTTTTATCAAAATTTTTATTGCAGCAAGTAGTCCTCTATTTTCTTGTTTTTCTGAATCGTTATTTGTTGCTATAATAATAGACTTAAGATCTTGAGAGATTAAGTAATTAATTATAGCTGGACTGCAATCTAGACCAAATGCAACAATATTATTGTGAAATCCGTTTGCCGTCAATGCCATGCTATCTCCAATACTTTCAACTAAAATAATTTCTTGATTTTCAATTTGTGGAAAATCTGGAATCATGAGTGGATAGATCCAATTTGATTTTTTTCCAATTAATTTCCATTTTGGAACTTCTTCGTCTTCGTCGGTAACTTTTCTTCCTGCAAAACCAAAAATCTGCCCCATTTCATTATAAATTGGAAATACCGTTCTCCTATACATTCTGCCTGCGGAAGCTAAACCGCATTTGTATAATTTTTGAATTTCTTCTGGGATTGCTCTCCTTTTATAAAAGGAGTAATTTGGAAATAGCTTTTTTAAGCAGTCTTCTGGATAAATTTTTTCCATCTCTAATCTTTCTTTTTTCTCAATTACGGTTTGAGAGCGAGATTCGCTTTCAATTAAATATTTTGAGATAATGGAATAGTCAGTTGTATTTAGTGTTAATTCAACAAGTTTTTTAAACGGCATTGGAGACTTGTTTTGAACAAAATCTTGCCACACGCCAGTATCTTTATAAATTTTTAAAGAAGAATTATTATTTCCATTTCTATATACCGCTTTGGTTCTCCAATGATTTCCATAATCATTGAGTTCATAGCCTAATTCAAGCAAAGAGGATTGGATTTTAGATCTCATCGAAGTTTGGAATTCTTTGCCCCATAAACTCTGAATCTTCGTCAAGATCGGCTCTTCCATTTAAGAAAGCTGCAATGTCACGAAGATCTCCTTTTTCGGTAATTGAAAAATTTTTAAATTCTAAATTAATAAAATTATTTCTCATTGTATCTCCAATTCTAACTGGCTCTAACGCACCAGCTAAATCTGAACCAAGATGGCGATGCTTAATACATATGAACTTATGAGTTCCAAATTGATTCCCCTCGCTTTGAATTTCGTCAATTGTTTTTTTTCTTAAAATAAACATGTGAGAGCTGAATTGAGTAATTCTGTCTGAAAGGGAAACAATACTTTCATCGTCAACTACATTTTGTGAATTTCTGTTATTTGTAATTCCAGTCCTATTGCTTTGAACTGAAGTAATCATGGGAATGATTGGCTTTCCATCAATTAGCATTTCTTTTTGAATGCATTTTTTAAATTTGTCAACCATTTCTCCAACTAGTTGCCATTCATTTTTATCGCTTCTTTCTGAAGTTGTTTTAATATAATCAAAACTAAAAACCATTCTATTGCCTCTACCTATCGTAGAATAATAGAATCTTTTTAAGGTGTTAATCATTGAATCAACGTCTAGCCCACCGACATTGTAATAAAAAAATTTCATTTTTTTAATTTTAGGCCAAACTTCTCTTACTTTTTCAACAACTGATTCGCCAGCTTTTCTCCATTGGCCACTCTCTAAAAGATGCATTGGAACTCCAGATAAAGCCGTACATTGCCTCATCATTAACTCCTCTTTGCTCATTTCTCCATTGTCAAAATGTAAAACTGGAACATCATATATTGATGCGACTTTTGTTGCATAGTCCATGCAAAACTGTGTTTTACCAACGCCAGAACGGGCAACAATGACCGTAATATTTCCAGGTCTTAAAAGGGAGCCATATATGTCATTTATCTTTTTATGAGGCCCCATTAAACCAAATTCTTTAATAGGATTATTTCCCCTGTCCTCAATGAGATACTCCATGTCATCATAGATATTTTGTGGAGTATCGGCTCCTATCTCGTAGAAGTTTATTTTAGAATTATAAATCTTGTCGGCAGAACTAACAATGTCCAGATAGGAACTTTCTGGAGGCATTGTTTTCATTTTTTTACCAACATCAATAGAAGATTCGTAAATCTCTCTTCTTATTGTATATTTTTTTAATTCCTTTGCAGCCTTGAGAGTTGTTGACTCAGAGACTCTTCTCATTCCTAAAGATTTAATATAATCTGCAACATTAAAATTATCCTCAAAAGAAATTCCTATAGATTGAATTCTTTGCGCTATAATAACATCGTCAACATCTTCGGCATTCTCAATTGCTTGTTTAATTATGGTAAAAATAGTTTTATTTAGGATTGAATCCTCAGAATAAAAATCTCTTTCATTGACAAAAGAGCAGATGTCAATGAAAGAGTTGGGGTTTTTTATTAAGCCTGCAAGTAATTGTTTCTCTAGTTCATATGAATAGATCATGAATTCATGTTATCCCCACTAGAGATAAATGTCAATCATCATCATCACTTTCTTCTGGGCTTTGCTCAAATTCAACATGATGCATTGCTGAGTTGTCTTCTGTAAAAATTTCTAAAAATTTTGTAAGCGCGAACTCTGTAGCTTGAGAGTCAAATTTTTGTTTAATTTGACCGTCGCCGTTTTCATCAATATAAACAAGAATATATCCTTTATTTTTTTCCATCCCACCAGTCAATTCATAAAGCGTTTCTAGAAAGTTTTCTGGTATTTCAAATTTGTTAAATTTGATTTTTTTTCTAGCCATATCTTTTATTACACTACAAATAAACATCAAACTTTTCAAAAAGTTCTTTATTTAAAGTATCTGAAGGGTAGATCTCTATTAATTTAATATTATTTAAATTACAAAAATCAATTTTGCTAACGTCTCTTTTTATTTGCTTCAGATAAGCGTTTCTAGTGTTGTGAAAAAAGGGGGTATATTTAAAATGCTGTTGACCTTGAACTTCGATTGCAATTTTTTTATTTGCGTTATAAAAATCTAAAGATAATCTAGTCCCAGCAATTCTCATTTCTTCAAAAACCACATCTCCTTGCCAAAATTTTTTTAAAAAGCTTTTTACATCAAATTGAAATTTGCTTCTGCTTTTTTTTTCCCACTTTATAAGAAATTGTTTTATATTTTTAACTGTTTTTTCTTTTCCATCAAGTGTTTTAAATTTCATTGACTAATTGATTGCTTGAAATAATTTGTCAAGAATTTAATTAAAATTGGATTTTCTTCAATAAATTTGAATAATGCTTTTTCTCCTTGAAAATTTTCAGGAACTTGAATTTGAATTTCTTTAATGAGATCAATAAAGTCTTCTGAAGGTTTTATCCAAGGCCCAGCTCTTTCAACAAATTCCCAAGCATACAGCAAATCAACTAATTCTTTTTCTACCCAAATTGAAGTGCCGTTTTTTCTACCATATCTGATTGGATATGGTATTTGTAAATTTGTTTTTTCATTGGGAGATTTTTTGATAGTTACTTTTGCCCAATGACCAATTGGAGGATTTTTTTCTAAATCTATTTTTTTATTATTTGGATCTTGTAAAATTAAATCTCCACCAAATCGAGGCTCAAATTCAATAATCCAATTAGCAAAATGTAATAAAGCATTTCCTCCAGTTGCGGAAGTTTGT